GAGGTCTATATATAGCATATAAACCTGTCGGATTAAACACCCAATATACTAGAGTAATTGATTTAACCTCTACTAATACTAATTTAAATAATTGGTCTAATCCATATATTAGTAAAGATATTGATACAAATAATATTATACACTGTACATTTAAAAACGAAGATAATTACGGTCTACCAAATAACATTACATTACCTTTCAGATTAAAAAATACATCAAATATTTCATTAACAGAGGGATTACATTGGGTAAGTGGTGTTGGTAATTTAGAGCTTGTAGGTTCAACACCTATTGATTTTTACGAACTGAAAGTAACCCATGATCATGAACAAACTTTATCTTACGATACTAATAATTATACTATAAATACTTGGCAAGTAACTGATAAATTTTTACTATCACAAGGAAATACTGCTATTTTAAATAATACCAATGATTATATAATACCTTCTACATATAGTAGTAATAATGGATATTCAAAAATAGTTAATAATATATTAGTTAATCGACCTTACAAATTACAGGGGTCTAATTATGAAAATGCGATTTGCGTACCTAACACTGGACCACAAATATCTAAAATTAATGGTATAGCTTATAAAGAAAATAGTTATTTAGTATCTCCGTATTTTATTATTGGAGATTCATCTAATAGTATAAGACCGCAAAATTATTGGGGGGCTGCTAACAGCAGTTCGTCAATTACCATTTCAAAAGATAATAACTGGTTTAATTCCTCCAGAATAATAACTTTCGATTCATTTAATAATACTGATGGTTATTGGCCTGCTACATGGTATACAAGTCAAATTAGCGGTACATTATACGATAAAGAACAAATAAAATATAGAATTATAACAACAGATGATATTGCTAACTATAGTAATAGTAATAATTATATATTATCATTAGCACAATTACAAACAATATTTAATAATAAAAAATGGATTAATCTGAAAGGACGAAGACTAAATACAAATAATATGGATACATTTTATGATGATATTGAAACTGATATTCAAGTTAGATCATATGAAGTAGACAAAACTAATAGTAAATATGCTGGTTCAGATGGTACTGATGCCGACGAAGGTATAGGTTGGTTGACATATGAAGCAACTATACCAAAATGTATAGGATTTCAAATTATATTTACTTATTCTACAGAAAATATATCATTCGGACCTTCGCAAAACCACGTATCTGGATGGTATTTAAGAAATCTAAAAATATTTAAAAAAAAATAACTCTTTGGTATCAAAATACCAAGTTAATAATCAAATAGAAGAAAAAATTTTACAATAACTATGACTTTACAATAAACCCTTTTGAATATTAAATTTTAGGTTATAATAAATACAGTTACACCAAACTTCTATTAAATACTGGCATTATTAGTAATAATATTATTATTAATAATACTGATATAATAAATTTACACTCAGAACCAAATATTTGGCATAGACATAATAAAGAACCGAACAATCCCATTTTTAATAATATTTGAGTTTTCGATTTTTGGCTTTCATTATTTAGTTAACATGCTAATTAATATACTTTTACTATAAATAATTATGCACTAATTTTAATATAGATGATAATACTAGTACTAATATTATACTTTTGGATATAATTTTTCTACCATTAATATTTTGTATATTTAACAGATTATATGTCCATATTTTTCTAATATTATAATTATATATTAATATGAATAATGAAGGTATAGTAGCACTTAAACAATAAAATATTTCTTTAAATTTATAAGATTTAATTACACTTAATTCTAATAATATTACTAAAGAATTAAAACCATGACTAATTATATTGCTATACACCATCTTATGTATACCTGTTTTTGGATACAATAAACCAAAAAATATTATACTTACTAATAAAGATATTGGAGCTATTATTTTATAAAAAATATCATAATTATGACCAGTAAATAATCTTAATCCAAAATAAACACATAATAATATTTGAACTTGATAAGTTATTTGAGAAAAATACCATAATATTTTTTTTTTATTATTACGATCCAAACTTTTAGGATAAAAATCAACTAAATAATTATCCCCATTTCTTATATCAAATAAATCTATAATAGAAAAAATTATAGAAGATATTAATATTATAAAAATTAATAAATAAGCATTCATACTATAAGACAATAAATTTTATTTTTTCGTATATTTATGCTTATTTATTATATACTATTTTAATAATGCTAAACACTGATAATTTTTATCCAATATGTTTATTTACTAGAGAAAATATAGAATGGGAGCCAGATTATACCAAACGTTATAAATATTCTCGTAGTAAAGCTAAAGGGTTATCTAATCAATTATTTGCTTTAACAAATGGAATTATCGAAGCAATTCACAAACAAAAAAATTTTATAATTATCGATAGTTTTTTAACATGCATTAATACTAATAAAATATGCAAAATAAGTGATATTTTAGACCTAAATAAAATAACACAAAATTTATTAAATAATGACATCAAAATTTATTTAATAGACAGAAATAATATTAAATTATCGTTTGTATCAGTAAAATATGGAGTTAGTAAGTCAGAAAATATAGATATTACTTCTGTATTTAAAACTTTTGAACGTAAATTTTCTATTTTAAATACCCAAAATTTTAACGAAATTGTTAAAACTGATCCGTATCCAAATAGACCTAAATTTTTGTATTTACAATATAAAATAGGTGAATATATTATTAACGAAACTATACCAGAACATAAAACAAAATTAAAGTATACCTTATCTTTTGATTCTAATAAATTGGAAAAAAGATTATGGTTTAATAAAATTACTAATTTTAATTGGTATAATAAATATGATGTAGTTTTATTTAATAAAATATTAAAATATATTGTTTTCAATAAAGTATTCTATCAAATTATTGACTTTTATAAAGATAATTATAATATTACTAAAAATAATATTGTACATTATAGATTAGAAACAGACGCTATAATGCATTGGTCAAAACAAAATAGAATGGACCCAACATATTTTAAAAAAACTCTTCAAAATATTTATACCAACTTAATTAATAATAATTTATCACCAAAAAATTCTATATATCTCCTAACAGATAATAACGATGTATCTATTAATAATTTTACAGTAACTAATATAGATAAAGATATAATTAATCAATATATAAATATTAGGGGAAGAGAAATAAGAGCTATAGTCGACTTATTATTAGCTATTCAGTGTAGCAATACTTTTATAGGATGTCATAATTTAAAATTATCTAGAGGATCTTCGTTTTCATATATAATACATGTTTTAGGAAATTTTGAAAAAAAAATATTTATAGATTTAGATGACATATTTAAATGTAATTAAAATTGAATTATTTTTTTTTGTACCCTAAAAATATTATGTCACAATCCCAATATCATCTTTTTACTATACCTAAAAATTATATACCAAAATTATCTAAGTTAACTAATGAATGGGATAAATATGACGATAATTGTTATCGAAATAATATTAATATAGAGAAAGATGTAATATACTCTATTATTAATTGTCAACCAAATTTAAAAAATTGTAATATTGATAATTATACTACACATTATATTAAATACAATATTACCGAAAAATATACTATAGACGAACATGTAGATTCAAGTGATATTACCATTATTGTTTATTTAAACAAAGATGAAAATATTAGAGAAACATTCTATGTTAATAATATTAATACTAAACATAATTGGAGAAATAACAAATATAAATATCATTCTTTAATTATGTGGAATAATCCTAAACATAAAGGTACTATTACAGGTAGTGGAAAACGAAATATTCTATGCTTCTTTATTAATCTAAAATAAATTTAATAGTTTATTGGCATAATTTATTAACATATTTTTTACTAAATTTGTAGAGACGTTAAGAATAAAATTGAATCTGTTTTAATTTTTTTTTTAATATAAAATGTTACTCGCACTAACACTTATAGCATCATTATCAAGTGTACATACTACATCCTATGATATAAGTTATCCGGTATATGAATTAGAAGAAATCGATGATAGACAAGATTTTACTAAACTAAAAGACTTTCTTTTTAAAATTAATGAAGCTAATAGACTTGTATATGATTCGTGTGAAATTATAGACGAAAAATCTGGCCTATTCCAAACTCAGAGTAAACCACATTGTTTATATAATGTTTCATACTTAAATAAATCAGAAATAGTTGTATTTGGATATTCAGATAGTGTTAGAACCTTCCTAATATCTGAAAAGAAAACTATGTGTGACAAAGAAGATATTTTATGTGGAAGACTTACTATAATAGTTAAACTATTAGATTTAATTAATTCTGCCATACATATTGCTTTAAATAATGCCGAACATTTGTGGGTAAATTTAGACATATTAGATTTTTACGATTTATTCAATTTATACAAAGTATCTGTTTCAAATATAGAATTATTGACTAATATTACCCTTCAAAAACAAAAAGCCAATATTATTTTAAGTATTGAAAAAAATAAACTAAGAAATCAAATTAAAAATGCACGAATTATAAATATAGAAAATACTATTTATACATATTTTGCCAAACCTCTAAAAGATACAACTGTATTTTTAGGTGATACTATAGGAACTACTTTGGGTGCAACTATAAATTCAACTATACACAATACTATACCTGAAATAGATACAAGTTATAAAATAATATCTGGAATATTGCTATTACTGGGTGTATATATTAAAGTATTTAAATAGTTAATTAAATTTCTCATCACCTATATACCATTGAATTTTCTTTGACATTGGTTTAGATAATAACGAAGTTGTCTATATTTATAGTTCTAATATTATTAGATTGATTTAAGAAATTAAGTAAAATACTAAAACACATTTGATATTTATTAATATTTTTTTTTAGTATCAATTTTTTCTACTTCTATTTCTACTTCTACTTCTACTTCTACTTCTGCGGCGTCTAGTTTTTTTACGTTTAGTTACTCTTCTTCTACCACCAGTAGTTTGATATAATTTTACATGTGATATATTACTATTATCAACTGGTGTAAATGGTACATTTTTGGCTATATTGCAATTTGTTGATAGTAAATTCATTACTCTATTAGATGCAGGGGATCCACCTCTATGTTTATATTTTAAACCACCACCAGTAGTTTGATATAAATTTACATTGGATACATTATTATTATTTAAAGGTGTAAATGGTGTATTTTTTGCTAAATTACAATTTGCTGGTAATATATTCATAACTCTATTAGATGCAGGAGAACCTCCTCTTTTATTACTTAATTTTTTCATTATATTTTATACTTAGATTTTTATTATAAATTAATTTAAAATCTAAATATAATTTCACATAACATTTTTGGTCAAACAAATATAAAATTCTATAAATAACAAACGCACAAATAATATTACTAGATTATACTAAAGCAAACGAATTATCATTTTTATTATATTTACAAACTATATTGCATAATTCTTTATTATTACCATTAATTTTGTCACCCAATTCAATAAATGTACATAAATCATTTACTAATATGGATAAATTTGTTTCATAAATACTAAGTTTATTATTAACTACAAAACAAGTTGGATATCTTTCAAACAAATGATGTTGAAAACTACATGTATTATATAAATATATAGATATTACATAAGATTTCCCTTTATTCTTTTCTCTTACCAAAAATAATCTATCGCCATAATAACCTAAATTTTTAGCAGTATTATATAGTCTATATTCTGCTTCTTTTCTATTAATATTTCCATGAAACCAATCTGGAGAACATTCTAAATCACAATATTCTGGTATATTCATACACTTCTTTTTTATATAAAAAGATTTATAATCAATTTTCATTATGCTTTTATTGCCAGTCCATTCCAAGGTATTTTTGTACACGCACATGAATCTATTTTTGATATTTCTTTACTACCTTCTGGGGCCTTAATTTTTGAATATATAACTTTATTTGGAGCACATCTTAAAAATTTTGAACATTTTCCAACACATTGACCCTTATCTACTATAGTTTCAAATATAGTTCCTGGATAATGAACCTCAAAATATTCTGCACGATGACATTCTGTCATATTTATACAATCACAATCCTTAATATTAATATAATTAGTTATACCATTATCATGATATAATGTATTTATAGTTGTACTTGTTGGTAGACATTTTTCACAATCTTCATATTGAATTTTTAAAGTTAAATAATCAACCGCGGAATCATCTTGGACCACAACATCTAAATGCCCTACACTGCCTATAATATTTAATATATTAGCTCCATCTATTGGTAAATTACCTAAATCTAAATCTAAACATAGTGTATCATCTGGATTCCAACTACCAAAATTTAAACTCGGCAAACCTTTAGACCAAACAGCCGCACCATTTACACCTAAAATTAAACTATCCGTATTGGTTAAAGATACTTGCGCCGCTCTCATGCATATTCTTAGACTTGCATGACGTAATGGACAATTACCTTGCTGAAAACAATTTGTAAATGTATGACCAAAACATCTATTATCTATAAAATGGTCAAACCCATTTTGTACACCTGCCGAACACGTTGATAATATACCAGTTAATAATAATGTTGAAGGATTAGAAACTTCTAAACCATTACTATTCGAAAAATTATCTATGATACCTGTCTGGCAAATTTTAGACTTTTGTTCATTACATTCACCTTCACATTTACCTACAGGAATTTCAACTAATTTAGAATGTGGAATAGCACTACACTCACCACAATTACACTTTTTTATAATTCTTATTTGTTGTCCCTCGGTGTCAGACAACTCTTTATA